CATACTTGGTTAGTTACGAACTTCTAGTAGACTAAAGGTAATTAATAATGCCCAGATACAACGGTGGTTTTATAGGCACTGATGGATTAGATGCACCTGATCCACCCACAGATGTTACACCTACTGCAGGTGACGAACAACTTAGTATAGCATTTACTGCCCCTAGTGATACAGGCACATCTGCTATTACAGGGTTTGTTGCACAGGTTGCTTCAAGTGGTGATAACTATAGTGCAGGTTCTAACACAGGATCATCTTCTCCTATTGTTGTAAGCAGCCTTAGTAATGGTACATCTTATACAGCTAAAGTGTGGGCTATTAATGCTTATGGTACATCTGCTCCTAGTGTTGCTAGTTCTGCTGTTGCCCCTGTACCTGCTCCAATAGGTCTAGTTGCAGGAGGGGAAATAACTTCTGCAGTAGATACTATAAATTTTAAAGACATAAGTAGTCTTGGTAATTTTTCAGACTTTGGTGATTTAACTTCTAATCTTTACAAAGGCGGTGCAGTATCTAGCGCAACTCGTGCTGTATTTGCTCATGGTAATAGTACAAATGTAATGTCCTATGTAGCACCTGCAACCACAGGTGACTCTACAGATTTTGGTGACTTATCAGAAAACAAAACAGAGTTTGGCTCACTAGGAAACGCCACAAGAGGGTTGATTCAAATAGGCGGTGGACAGACAGGTGATGATGAGGTAGAATACATAACTATAGCTTCTACTGGCAACTCTACAAACTTTGGAGATATGACTGAAGAAAGAGCGCAGTGTGCAGGTTTTGCTTCACCAACAAGGGGTGTAGCTGCGGTTGGTGCTAATAAGAAAAGTGGTGGTGATGATCTTAGGATTGATTATTGTACCATAGCTTCCACAGGTAATTTTACAGATTTTGGTAATGGGATTGTACTTAGAAACTCAGACCCAAATGGATGCTCTAGTGAAACAAGAGGTGTATGGGGTGGTGGTTCAGCAGGAACTGGGGGAGATAAATTAGAGTATCTTACTATAGCCTCTACTGGTAATGCAACTTCTTTTGGAGATCTCAACTCAACAGTAGTTTATTATGGTCCTGCATCTTGTAGTAGTAATACAAGAGGTCTATGGATGGGAGGAACTGGTTGGCCTGGTGGTGCTTACAACACTGTTGTTTATGTTACCATAGCTTCTACTGGTAACGCACAGGATTTTGGAGATCTTGCGTATGCTCCTAGATATCACATGACTGCATGTTCTACTGGTCACGGAGGGCTTCAGTAATGCCTAACTATAATGGCGTGTGGTCACTCACAACACAGTATCAATATGCTTCAGATTGGCAAGCAGATAACAGAGCACCTTTGTCTGGTGATATTGGATTAACTTTTGCGTCAGTTAGTCATGGTACATTCACTAACTATCAAGGTATTGAGGCTACTATTATAACTACTACTGGAAGCACTGTTGACTATGGCACACTAGATGTTACTAGAGAAGGTGGAGGTGCTTTTTCAAGTTCAACAAGGTATGTTATCGGAGGTGATTCTAGAGATCCATCAAGTGCAGCTTTTGGTAACTATGTTGATTTTGGAACCTCTGTTGAGTTCGGAAATTTAACAGAGAGAAAGTATGGGGCAGTAACTGGAGCAAGTAATAGCACTAGAGGGGTTATAGCAGGTGGTAACGTAGGTGATGGACACACTAATGTAATTGAATATTGCACCATTGATACAACTGGTGATTTTACAGATTTTGGTAACTTATCTGCAGCACGTGCTACTCTTGCAGGACTTGCAAATACAACTAGGGCTGTTTTTGGTGGAGGAGATCCTACTGGAGCATCCACTTCTAATGTCATTGATTATATAACTATAGGTTCTACAGGTAACGCATCTGACTTTGGTGACTTGTCTGTAGCAAAACAATGTCGAGGTGGGGCAGCAAGTTCTACACGAGGTTTGTTTATGGGGGGATTTTCAAACAGTTCTCCATATAACCTAGATGACATAGAGTATATAACTATAGGTTCTACAGGTAACGCATCTGACTTTGGTGATCTAACTGTTGCTAGGCGAGGCGGTAACGCTTTTGGCAATGGCACTCGTGCAATCGGTAATGGTGGTAGTGCAGATGGTCAAGGCATGGATTTTGTTACGATAGCAAGCACAGGTAACGCCTCAGATTTTGGAGACTCAACAGGCTACTATGGAGATAGCACTTGTGCTACATCTAACTCACACGGAGGGTTAAGTTAGTGTCAATCAGAGACTTCACAGCTAACGTTATATCTGCTAGTAAAGTAGTACCTGATGGTAATTTTACAAATAGTGCAGCGTCAGGTGTATGGGATCTTACAGAGCAGTTTGATCTTGTTAAAGGATCTAATTGGCCTAGTCAATCAAATGGACCTTCGCCAAGAGGTTTTCAGTTTGGTGGTTTTGATGGAAGTAGTAGTTTAGATAGAATAGATGTTTATGATTTAACTACAGATGGTAACGCCTCAGATTTTGGTAACATGGCAGAGGGTATTAGGTTTGGATCTGCTTCAGGTAGTTCGACTAGGATTGTGCGTTTTGGTGGTACAGCAGGTGTCTCAAATAGAAATCATATTAAATATATTACTACAGCCACTAGTGGTAACGAACAAGATTTTGGCTCTCTAAGTGCTCAACACGAACAAGGCGCAGCTTTGTCTAATGATACTCGTGGTTTAGCAGGTGGTGGTAACTGGGGTGGTTCTAACAACGGTACTATTGAGTACGTCACTATAGCTAGCACAGGAAATAGTACAGACTTTGGTGATTTAAGTGCAAACAGAACATCTCTAACTGGATGTGCTTCTACGACAAGAGGTATTTTTGCAGGTGGTACTAACGTAATAGACTATGTTACTATTGGTTCTACAGGTGATGCTACAGACTTTGGAGATATAGACAATGCAAAATCCTCTCTTGCTTCAGTAGCAAGTAGCACAAGAGGTGTTTTTGCAGGTGGTAACACTGATGCTATTAGTATTGAATACATTACAATATCTTCAACTGGTAACACAACAGACTTTGGAGATTTAGACTCAGCTAGAAACCATCCTTTTGGTTCGTGTAGTAAAACTAAAGGTGTGTTTTCTGGTGGACTTTTATCTGGTAGTGGGTTAAACACTGGTCAACAAATTACTATAGCGTCTACAGGAAACTCTACTAGTTTTGGTACTCTAACACTAGCTAGATATTATGGTGATGGTGCATCTAATGCACATGGCGGCATATAATAAGGAAAAGTAAAAATATGTTAAAAGACTTATCAAAAACTTATAACGAGGATCAGACACAACTGGTCACACAAGACATAGACATTCAGCTTCCACAAGCAAAGCCTGAATACAAATCTATGTTGGCTAATATTAAAGAACATGCTCCTGCTATACGACAAGCATCAAGCAACTTCTATAAGTCTCACTCACAGATGATGAGTGTAACACTAGACGTTACAGCTATCACACCTATACGTTCTATCAAACACAGTCTAGCTGAGATAGAAAAAACTAAAGCTGCACTACAAGAGTCTTACTTTAAGATGAAGAAGGAAGAAGTAAAACTAAAAAAACTAGAACGTAAGCTACTAGAAGAAACTGACCCACTAGAACAAGAGATGCTAGAAATAAAGATAAACGAAAAGCAAGCACAAGCTGCAAGTTCTCGTAACTATGTTGAAGGAGCAGTACGTAAGCTAAACTTCTTTACGAATCAGTATGACAACCTAATGGAAAAGATAGGTAAAGAGGAACTAACAGAAGAAGACTACGAGCTAGAAGAAATCAAGTATCACATTATGACCTGTATGAAGCAAGCACTCAACAGTGCAAGACCACGTAACGGTGTCATTGATGAGGGTAACATGATTTACTTGTTTGACTTAGGTATCAACGCAGCACAAGCACAAGCTGAAGTATTTGCTTACCTAGAGTGGGAAAACAAGACAATACAGGAAGGTAAAGCACCAGAGCATCACCACACAGTGAAGTGGTTAGAGGCTTGTGCAGATAAGTGGGCGCACTGTCCAGGTGACTTTGCTAACAGTCGTGGATTTAATATATTAGATAAAACATCTTTAACTAATACACCACAGCTAGAGGACAAGACAGATGACTGACATTACACCAGAGCAACTAGAGGACATGCTAGATCGTGCCGCTAAGAAGGGTGCGAGTGAAGCTCTGCGTGAACTTGGTCTACAAGATGAAGATGCAGCCAACGACATCAGAGATATGCGTGGTTTGTTAGAAGCATGGAGATACACTAAGAAAAGCATATGGGCTACAACAGTAAAGATGGGAACTGTAGCCGTATTAACATTCTTAGCTACAGCAGTTTGGATGACGTTTAAATAATACATACCAAGAGTAGGGAGAGGACTCGTGGACCCAGTTACCATTATCGGTGGTGCGACTGTTGCGTTTAATGCGCTAAAGAAAGGCTTTCAAGTAGGTAAAGATCTACAAGATATGTCAGGACAGTTGACCCAATGGGCAGGTGCTATGAGTGATCTGTCCTACGCAGAACAAAAAAATAAGAACCCTCCGTGGTGGAAAGCACTTAACGGACAATCTGTTGAAGCAGAAGCTCTAGAGATATTTACGGCTAAGAAGAAAGCCGAAGCAATGCGAAAAGAGCTAAAGGATTGGATTAGTTTCAGCATGGGGCCATCTGCATGGGATGAGCTTGTAGCTACTGAGGGAAAGATACGTAAACAAAAAAAAGATCAAGAGTATCGTAAAGCAGAAATACAAGAGGCAATAGTTACTTGGACGCTTTCAATACTTATAATACTAACTGGGGCAGCAATGCTAGGTTTCATAATATACATGGTGACATAAATGGCTAAGTTTAAAGGTTTTACAGATCAACAAACACATCAACTGCTGAGTGAGCTTGGCTATGATGGTCCTGTAGATAAAAAGATGATGGATGCTTTTGTAGCAGCTACACCATCTGCTGCGTCTATGCTAGGCCGTTATAATGAAATGGCTAGGGATCGTATTGAAGGTAGACCAATGTCTATTGGTTTTCAGGCTGGTGGTATTATTTCTGGTGGCATTGGCGTGGCTGCTATGAAAAAAGACAGAATGGCTAGAGGATAAGATAAATGAACGTTGGAGATGATATCAATATATACGGTGATGCTGGCGATGATGTTAGAATCACTGACAGATTTGGTAAAGTGGTTGAGTTTACAATACCTGATTGGGTTACGCAAAGAGGAGCGTATATCAACAGTGTAAGAGCAGGAAACGCACCTACAGATTATAAACCTGTATTGTCTGATCTAATTGCACAAGGTATAGATACAAGTCAAGGAGTTGAGTTGCTTTCTGGTGTTGTTGGTTCTAACACTGACACTCGTGATTGGAGTAAAATCATGGAATCTGGAGACGTTCTTGCGTCAGCTAGAGCAGCCACAGGTCAGATGTATTCAAACTCAGCAGCCACTGCAAATAATCTACTAAACTCAACTAATGAGTTTGATGTGTCTCAAGCATCAGATGATGGTCCAAATTTAACAATAGGTGGTGGATATGATGGTCCATCAATTGTTAAACACAATATAGGTGGTAAAGAATATTTTGCTATTGTTTCTGCTGATGGTCTTGTATTAAGAGGAGCATATTCTACATTAGAATCAGCACAAGAGGCAGGTGTTAACTTTGGTGTTGATCAAGGTAAAGGAGATAACTTTTTAAAAACAGGTGTGAGAACTACTACTACTACAGATGATGTTGCATCAGCAGGTACAGATACAGACACTACAGATACCACTACTACTACAGGTACAACAGGTACGACAGGTACAACAACTACAACAGGTACAACAGGTACGACAACTACAACAGGTACAACAGGTACAACAACTACAACAGGTATAACAGGTACGACAGGTACAGGTGTTACATTTATGGCTGGTCAAGGTCAGACACAATTAGATCAGGCACAGCAAGCATACGCTGATGCACAGAAAGCACTAACAGATGCACAGCAAGCGTTTAACAATCTTACAGATCCATCTAACTTATACACTAACGTAGAGGAAGTTAAGCAAGGAGTTTTAAACAGCGACTATAATGCTGGCACAGACGGTGTTCAACAATCAGGTAAACAAACTACTGATATGAATAAAGTTCTGCAGTATATGTTTGATTACCCTGCTGTAAAATCGGATACTCCACTAGAGTTTAAAAAAATAGGTAGCTATTGGCACATCCTAGCGCCTTCGTTAGGTCCAGATTACAAATTTAACACAGGTCATAGAAATGAGAGTTATGCATTAAATCAATTTAATATGTATAAAGCTATGATTAAAGGTGCTGAATCTGTAATTAGTACAACAGAAAAAGAGAGACTAACAAACGAGTATAATGCAGCACAACAAAATTTAACTAATGCACAAAACTTAATAACGCAGACCTACGGAGACTTACAAGCTGCAGAAGAGCGTATGAAGGTTACTGATATACCTAGCGTAGCAGAATCTCTAGCACAAACAATAAGTTCACCTCAGACACTTGTGACTAAACAAGATGTATCTTTACTTCAAGTAGAAAATGGTCAGCTTATAGACAAAGGCACAGGTAAAGTAGCAAGTATAGATGACATCATTGCAGCACAAGCAACACTTGCAGATGCATTAAACTCACCATCAGTCAAAGCAGTTAGAGGTTATCTAGCTCGAATGACTCCAGAGGAAATAAACGCAAAGTATCCACCTGCTCCTGCAGGAACTAGTGAAGCAGATCTATTAGAGTATGTAGCTAGACAACAAGCACAAGTATCACAGGATGCTACAGATGCAGCAGCAGCTATATACACTTCTTACATGTCTCAAGCAAAAGTTAAAACTGCACTAGAAGAGTTTGAAGCTAGAACAGGAACACTATCCGAAGACGCTATAGCTAAAGCAGCCACTATGCCTCCAGAGGAGTTGGCACAGCTAGGTCTAGATGCAGCTAACTTAGAGACTATCAGAGAAGTACAAGAGCTAACTAGAAACCTACAGGAAGGTGAACAGCCTGATCCTGCTAAGTTTGAGCAGATTGTAGAGGCTGAAGCAGAGCAGATTACAGAACCTGTAGAGGAAGTTGAGGCTGCTAAGTTTGCAACAGACACACCTATAGCCACACCTCAAGTTGATTACACATTACCACCTACACAGTCAGCTACTGCAGAGGCTACACGAGTAGAGAATGCTGCAGAGTTTTCTGAGATAGCAAATGCACAACAAAAACAAACAGAGTTTGTACCTGACATAACAGCAGAACAAGCTACAGTTGTAGATGCAAATGAAATAGTAGATGTAAACAACATATTGAACACAGAGGAGATTGTCGTAACTGGACAAACACTCAGTGGACTAAACGAAGCAGCCACACTAAAAGCACAGACTGCTACATTTACACAACAGTTAGAGGCACAGTATACTAAGGGTGAAGTTAGCCCACAGTCTACAGTGTCTTTCCAACTAGAAAAACTTATGGACTCTTTCAACGATGGCACACCTGCATGGGCTGCAGGAGCACTACGTAAAGTAAACGAAGTTATGAATGCTAGAGGTTTAGGTGCTAGTTCTATGGCAGGGGCAGCTATGATACAGGCTGCTATGGAGAGTGCCATACCAATAGCACAGGCTGATGCGTCTATCTTTCAAGCTATGGACATGGAGAATGTTCGTAACAAACAAGCTGTAGCTTTAGCTAACGCTGCTGCTGCACAAAGGTTTGAGCTAGAAAACTTAAACAACCAACAAGCGGCTGCTATACAGAATAGCACTAACAATGCTAATCTGCAGTTAACTAACTTGAGCAATACCCAAGAGGCTGTGTTAGCACAGGCACAACTAAGGGCAGGTCTAAGAAACCAAAACCTCAGTGTATCACAAAACGTTGCTTTAGCAAATGCAGCTAGGTTTGCAGAAGTAAACAATCTAAACTTGACTAACAGACAACAGGCATCTATACTAGAGTCTACACAGGCACTAGAAGTAGATCTTACAAACTTATCAAATGCCCAACAAACTGCGCTATCTAATTTACAAGTAAAAGCATCTATGATGGGTCAGGTACTGAGTAATGAGCAGCAGGTAGCTATACTTACAAGCACACAAGCATTTGAGACAGAGATGCAAAACGCTACAAACAAGCAACAGGCATTTATACAAGATGCTGTAGCTGCTGCTGCTATGCAAGGTAGAGTGCTAGATAACAGACAACAAACATCTTTGTTTAATGTGTCTAACCAAATCCAAGAGCGTGAAGCAGAACTAAACAATGAACAACAGGTTCGATTGTTTAATATGACTAATAAGTTAAACATTGATGTAGAAAACTTATCTAACCGTCAACAGACTGCACTAGCTAATGCACAAATAGAAGCGGCTATGCGTGGACAAGAACTTACTAACGAACAGCAAGTGAATGTAATACGTGCAGATCGTATATCTGAGATAGCTAACTTACAGTTTACTGCAGATCAAACTCGTGTGTTACGTAATGCAGAGTTAGCACAAACTGTGGACTTAACAAACTTAACCAACGATCAAGCTAAACTGTTAGCAGACGCAGCAGCACTAACACAAGTTGATGTAACTAATCTGTCTAATGAACAACAGGTAGCGCAACAGAAAGCCAATGCGTTTCTATCACTAGACTTATCTAACATTGACAAGCTACAACAGATGGAGTTGTTTAAGGCACAAGAGTCCATACAAAGTATTTTTAGTGATCAAGGTGCAGCTAATGCAGCATCACAGTTTAATGCGTCTAGTCTAAACCAAACTAGGCAGTTTATGATGAATCAAGATTCACAAATAGATATGTTTAACAATGCACAGATGAATGCTATGAATCAGTTTAACACAGGTGAGCTTAACTCTATTTCTAAGTTCAATCAAGAGCTACAAAATCAAAGAGACATGTTTAACGCACAGAACCAGTTAGTCGTAGCACAAGCTAACGCACAGTGGAGACAACAGATAGCCACCATAAACAATCAAAATATAAACGATGCTAACATGAGGGCTGCTGCTGTAGCTAACAACTTAACTGCACAAGGTATTGCAGAGTTGTGGCAACAAGAGCGTGATCTAATGAACTATGCTTGGACTACATCAGAGAAACAAGCAGACAGAGACTTTGAGTTAGTTAAAGCAAAAATAAATAACGATGCTGCTAGTGACGCTGCATTTTCAGCAGCTACAGGTACGTTCTTATCTGCTGTAGTTGGCGCTGTTGGTGAAGCAGGTAGCATAGGTACTTTCTTTTCATAAGGTAAAATAAAATGGCTGAACAATTAGGATTAGGTGAAATAATCAAAAACTTCTTGGGTATTGGGCAAGAGGATAAGGAACCATCAGGTGCTGTAACTTCAAGTCTACGTCCTAAAGCTAGACCTGAGGGGTTGATGGCAAGCACTGTCAAACCTAAGATCAGACCTGAAGATGATGACGATGATGACAAACCAACTGACCCGATATCAGCTACTACAAATACTATTACCATGATGAATAACTATGACGATAGTGAGGATGAGGATCAAGGTGTTGAGTTAGACAGTGCTAGTCTGCAAGAGCTACTAATAAACCCAAACTCTCTGTATGATAAACACAGCACTACTGTAAGAAGACTTTCTAGATTTGGTAATGAAGTGCCGAAAGTCATGCAACAAAAGTTAAAATCTCCAGTAGTAAATGATTTACTAGTTGACGTAACAGCTATGTTAGCTAAAGAACAGTCGGCAAGTAAACCACCAGAACCTGAGATGTTTGTAGATCCTATTCCTGAAGAGCCTGTAGAGTTAAACAATAAACAAATACAACAGAAGCTAGTTGATGCAGGTTACAATATTAAGGTAGACGGTATCATAGGTCCACAAACAAAGAAAGCCATAAAAGCTTTTCAAAAAGAAAAAGGTTTAAAAGTTGATGGTATAGTAGGTAAAAACACAACAGCAGCGTTAGTAGGTGTACCAGAGATTACTTCAGAGTCAATAGGTAAAGCTCCAGAAGTAGAACAGAAAACTCAAATGGAGTTACTGTCTGAACGTTCAGGTTTAATGTCTCCTGTGATCACAGACAAGCCAGTAGAAATAGTTGAGGCTGGTTTTTTAAGTGGTATTAAAAATACTTTTAGAGATTTGTTTAATTATTATGCTTCTGCTGAAGGGCAAGCAAAAACACTTATAGCTGCAGCACCTTTAGCAGAAAAAATATTACCTATAAATGCAGCTAAATTTGCAGAGTTTTTAGGTAATAATGGTCAAATAACTTTAACATCTGAAGATTTAACTAAAAAAGATTATAACTATCTAAGAAAAAAAGCTATAGAAGTTATTGAAAGAGGAGATGACAAGTTTGATTATCCAGATTGGGGCTTTGAAGAAAAAAGTGTTTTAGTTCAGGATTTAACAAAAACTGCTTGGGGTTCTTTAAAAGATCCTGCGTTTAGAATGGCTACTCTTATAGGGCAAACAGCGCCAGGAAATGTAAGAATAGAAAACGGAAGAGTGGTAGTAGAAGACGTGTACGATTTTAATACAGGTCCACTAGGGCGTAAATTACAAAAAGCATTTGAGTTAAAAGACAAAGGAGACGAAGAAGGTTATGAAAAACTGTCTTCAGAAGCTTTGAAAAACAGAGGACACTTAGAACAACTAAGAATATGGGCTGCAGCTTTGGGAGTGCCTCAAGGTGAGGGAACTAGATTTATACTTGATTTAGGAGAAGCGCCATGATGGGATTACCACTAGAACTAATTACTATGCTTTTTTCTACCGTGTTAGGTGGGGTCATGTCTATATGGGGTCAGTCCATAAAGGCTAGAGAAGCTAATAACAAGATGCTTTTACAACGTGCTAACTTTAGAAAAGAAGCCGTGGCTGAAGCACGTAACGCTGGCAAAGATGACAAACACTTTGCTTGGACTAGAAGATTAATAGCATTAGGTGCAGTATTTAGTATTATTGTCTTGCCAAAGCTAGTCGCAGTGTGGTATCCTGATGTCAGCGTTTATGTAGGATATACAGAAGCAACTGGTGGTATTATGAACTGGTTGTTTGGGCCAGATGAAGCTATACAGTGGAAAGTGGCTAAAGGTTTTGTAATCACACCATTAGATACACACATCGTATCAGCCATAGTAGGATTATACTTTGGCGCTGGGTTTACTAAATAGGAAAAGAAAATGGCAGTATCAGATTTTGGAGCACCAATACCAGGAAACTCTTTGTTTACACATGCGCCAGGTGAGCGTCCGTGGGAGCGTCCTGTAGACATAGATAAGGTAGAGGATGCTATAAGTTATTACATGACAAGTCTATCTCAAGAGGATATCATGGATGATCTGATGGTAGCCATAGAAGCTGGCGTAGCTATCAATCCAATATCTGAGGCTATAACTTTGTCACAGGTTATGAGAGGTAAACACAACCTAGACGTAGCCTTATTAGTAAAACCTGTAGTCATGGAGTTTTTAGCTGCTGTTGCTGAGAGCAATGATATTGATTATAAGTTTAGTAATAAAGATCCACAAGCAGAACTAGATGCAAGAGAGAGAAGCAGAGTGCAGATGATTCTACAGGGTGCTTTGACTAAAGCAAAAGAAGAAGGTGGTGAGGATGCAGGTACAGCACTATTAGGTGAGATATCAGAGTTCCTTGAAAGAGATGTAAGTCGAGATGAAGTGATGGAAGCGCAAGATATGCCAGCGCCAGAACCAGAAGACATACAACAAGTTAACGAGCCACCAGCAGAGGCTCCACAAGAAATGGGCCTGATGGCTAGAAGGTAGGTTACTATGGGATTTGATCCAAAGGCATTCGCTGCAGCGTTTATGGAAGATCAGGCAAGGCAGATTAACACAAGAGTTGCCGAAGCCAGAGAGTATAAACGAGAGCTAAAAGAAGAAGCAGATGCAGGTAAGTCTAAGATAGCTCAACTTAGGCAGCTAGGTAACTTAGCTAAGTCTGAGATAGCAAGACTGAGGGCGCTAGGCTTTGAAGATAAACACATCAATGCAGCTATTGCGTCTGGACCTAAAGGTTTGTTTGACTTGTCTGTGTCTGCTCAAGAAGAAGCGGCAAGACGTAACTTTACATCAGGACAAAAGTTTGATGAATATGAGATAGAATCTTTGATAGACTTCTCAGAGAACTTTGCGTATGGGGATGTAGATTCGGAGGAGTTCTACCAGATGAACACTGCTCTTACTGATCCATCACTAGGTAGTACCAAAGACCCACAAAGAGGTCTAATGAAAACTATATTCGGTATTGACTTAGATGATGCAGTAAGAGCAAAACTAGACAAAGATGCTTTCTATGATGGTTACTCTGTTATGGATATAAACGAAATATCTAAACAGGAGACTTACGATAGCGTTGCACCTGGCACATACTTCTCATTTACACCTACACGAGACTTTGATCCAACAAGTGCAGCATCTGCTTTCAACAGAATGATTAACACGATAGACTCACAGGTTCAAGATAACAGAGATAGCGGTAAGTATTTAAGACAAGCAGAACTAGCTGCACGAGGAGATCCAGATGCAGATATCCAAGCATTAGCTATGGAGTTTGCTACAAAAGATAAACAACAAATGCTTTTTAATCAGATATCAATTACATCACAGGGTGATCCCACTTATGTAAATAGGATGCGTCCTTTACTAGAAGATGCTGGTCTTAGTCAAGATCAGATAGGAGAGCTAGAGTACGGTAGTTTAGATGATGAGGCGTTAGAAAGAAAAGTAGTTAGTGACATACTAAAAAACAAACCATCTATATCTACCGACATTGAAAATAAATTTAGTGTGATGAGTAACGGTGTCAGACATGAAATAATTATAGGCACAGATAAAAAAGTAAAAAGTTTAATAATAGGTGGACAAACTGTTCCTGAAGAACAAGTAGATGATTTGTTAAAAGATATGGCTGTAAAAGGTTTGATACCAAGTGTGCAATTAACAGGTGATGAGGTTTCTGCGCCAGAGTCAATAGAATCAGATCAAGACTTTTCACCACCAGCAATTGATAAAATTAAAGTGCCACCTAGACCAAATGCTTTTACTAGTAGATTTACTGGCGTTTCACTAGATTATGAAACAAGACAGCAGATACTAAATCAAGAGATAGATGTGCCTGATAATTTAAGAGTTGATGAGTGGGATGAACTATTTGGTGACACACATGACCCTGAAACAGGAAGACCTCTTTCTTCTTCACAAGAGATAGATGAAACAGAAACAGTGCGACAGACAGGTACAGAAGATAATCCAGTGGATTTAAAAAGTATGAGTAGAGAAGAGGCAGAGGAGGCGTATGCTAAACTTAAAGTTGGTGAGTATTTTATTAATCCTGCTGATGGTAGGGTACTTCCTAAACGGTAAGGATTTTAAAACTATGGTTAATGATATAGACTTTTCTGGTAGAGTTACAGCTAAGAATGACATAGACTTCTCTGCTAGAGTTACAGATACACCGGTTGGTTTGATGTCTCCAAAGAAAAAACCTACATGGCAAAATACTGTATATGATCTTGTGTCTGATAAAATTGGCGTAAACAAAAACACATGGGATATATACAGAGAAGAACTAGCTAAGATAGAATCAAGAGGATCTGGCAACTATCACGCAAAGGGTGGGGCTAACGATCACTATGATGGTAGGTATCAGCTAGGTAAAGATGCTAAAATAGATGCTGCTAGATTGCTAGGACTAGAGCTACCGCACGATGCTAAATCTCGTGAAAAATTTAGAGGCAATGTAGACTTACAAGAAAAAGCGTTTGCTGCTTATACTGCTCAAAATCATAGATACATGATGGTGTCACCTGAGTACAGAAAGTTATCAAAGGAAGGTAAACTAGCAGCACTAGCATATGCACACAATCAAGGACACGGTAAAGCTAAATCGTGGTTGAAGACAGGTAAAGTTACTAAGGATGGCTTTGGAACTCCTGGCACTAAGTTCTCTGACGCATTAAAGGCAGCACTAAAATGACAACACTAAATGATTTTTATAAAGAGTATGGTATAGAAACGGATGCGTCTAAAGACATAGATAGTAGTGTGCCTGAGTACAGAGATAACACACAGTTTGATGACATGTTTGAGTCTGATACTCGTGAGGGAGAAAAATTAAAGAAGCAAGACTTGTACAGAAGAGACAGGCTAAACAAAATACGTAACTATATGATAGGCAAGAAGGGTGCTGCATACAGGACAGCCAAAGCTGAGACTGTAGTAGAGGACTTTGTAGATAGTATGCGTAGGTTTAACACTAACATAGTCGCAACTGCAGGTGAAGCTAGATATATTTCCAAAGCTGATGATGAAACTAAAAGAGCAGCAAAAGAAGCATACGAGTTGTATGACAGTTTAGGCAATGTCTTTGTAAATGATGGTGTGTTTGGGGCTGTGGATGGTGTCAAGGATTACATCCTAGCCGTAGCAACTGATCCTACAAACTACTTAGGCTTAGTGACAGGCTTTGCAGGTAAAGCTGGTGCGTTGGGTGTGAGTGAGGCTAGTAAAGCAGCAATAAAAAATGCAGTAGCAGCAGCAGCTAGGAGAGCAGCACAGTCTGGTGCAACTAAAGAAGCAGCTAAGAAAGCTGGAGATGAAGCAGCAGAGGCTATGATCAAGAAACTTACTGGCAGTGGCTACACAAAAGCATCCATGACTAGGGCTGCTGAGAGTGCGGCAAAAGCAGCCAGAGCAAAGGTAAGATTTGAGGCTGGACGTAGGGCAGCTAGAAGAGCAACGATTGAGGGCGGTGAGGTAACTCTTACAGAGGGTAGACTAAAACCACGTACTATAAAGTTTGGTATGCAACAAGCTGGTAAGAAAGCAGTGCTACAGACTACGGCAATTGACTCACTACTTGCTGGCTATCAAGATGTAGCCATACAGGATCTGTATTTAGATGTAGGTGCTCAAGAAAAGTACAGCGCACTACAAACTGGTTTATCTCTAGCTTTGGGTGGTGTTGCTGGTGGGTTACACTACACATTCGGTAAAGCAGATGGTTTGTCTGGATTTGCAGAAGCAGCAGACATGGCTAGAGCAGGAACAAGAGGTGAAGAGTTCCCTCTTAAAAAATTTAAAGCTGCAAAAGAAGAACTAAAAAAGTTAAAACAAAGCGGTGCAGACAAGGCTACAATAAAAAAACAACAACGGCTAGTTAACAAACTGCAAAGTGAAGCAATAGGTAAACCACTACTAGCTAAAAAATCTATAGACAAAGCAGCTAGTGAGATGAAAGATGCTATCAAGTCGTGGGGAGAAAAGGTAAGATCTGGTAAAGAAGAGTTAGCCAAAGGTGAGGGAAACCAGATAATGCCTGAGAGTTTGCTTAGTCAGATAATGTTGGGCTACACAACTGCAGACAAAGCAGCATCAAAAGGTCCAATGCCGATTGGTGGTTTAGCAAAGATATTTAATGAGAATGGTATTAAGTTTTCAAAGAAAACAAAAGTCTCTGATGTTATGACAAACTTGCTTCAGTACATGCCAGAGGAAGAACTCAAAGAAATATCAAAGTTATTTAAAAAAGAAACAAGTATAGACTTGGGAACCACTGCTACTCTTGCAGTAGATTTAGGTGACATAATAGCAGCCACTACAAGTGGAGCAGGTAGCACTCTTAGCGTGATGGCGGCTGTCAGAAGAGCCACAGATGCAGGTGTTGTGTCAGGAAATGAGATACTCGCAACAGCACTTGAGCAAAAAGAAGTGAGAGACACTTTAGAAAAAGAAGGTATACTTGGCGTAACTAAAAGAGCCAAAGGATTAGGCTACGCACAAAACGTATGGAAAAGATTACTTGTGTCATCCCCTGCTACAACTGCAGCTAACGTGGCTGGTTTCGCACAGTTCTATGGTGGACAAGGTGTAGCTGATATATTTGCATCAGGTCAGTTGTATATAGCTGGAATAGGTGCAGCTAGTGTGGGTAACAAAGAACTAAGCCAAGAGCTATTCAGAAAGTCTCGTGTGTATCGAAGCATACAGACACAAAAAATGAAAAACTTTCTTGATCCTCTATCTACCTACGAAACTTTTGTAAGTTTAATGGATGACATAGGTGATAACAAAGAGTTTAAAGGATTGTTGTTTGAGACTATTGGTGGTGGGGTAGAGAGAACTGCTAAAAGATATAACGTTGATGTAAACAATCCTGTGATTAAAAACGCAGAGATATTTGCTGACGCTTCTATGACAATAACTGGTGTTCGCATACAAGATACGTTTACTAAATCTCAAATGTTTATGACTGAACTAGATAAGTATGTCAGACTAAAGCATGACAAAAATTTAATTGATGTGTTAAAGTCTGGTGATCTTGCAATGTTAGACGATGATGTGATAGGTGGCGCAGTAGATACCACACTACGATCTGTGTTTTCAAAAGATTATACAACAGATGATCAGTATTTAGGTGCTGTGGCTAGGGCTGTGGAACAAGCCTCTAACACACCTGTGTTGGGTACTGTTATACCTTTTGGTAGATTTATGAACAACGTTGTGGCAACAGCTTATCAGTGGAGTCCGTTAAGCTTTGCTGGAGTTGCTTCACGTATTTATAAAAAAGAACCTGGTATAAAAACAAATGAAGCTTTTGCTCGTTCACTAGTAGGTACAACTGGTTTGGTTTTAGCTATGCAATTGGATGATGAGAGACAGAAAAAAGGTTTAGGGGTAAACGAAATAGAAATGAGTGGAACTGTGATGGATGTCAGAAACGTGTTTCCATTCTCGTTGTTCTTAGTTGCTGGAAGAGTTGGTAATCTTACTGCAAAAGGAGAGACTGTTCCTCCTGAACTAATAGAAGAACTAGGTAATCAGTTAGCCATTGGACAAGTTGCAAGAGACTTACAGTTTGGTAATGACGTGTTTAACGCAATAGATTTCTTTTCTAGTGGGGGAAGAGGGGCAGATCTGGATGCATTGTATAAGTCATTAGGTAACGTGGCTGCTGGTGCAACACGTCCTCTTGACGCTCTCAACAGATCTATAGGTTTCTTAGCAGACAATGATGTAGCAAAAGATGTTAGACAGGCTGACGGTTTTTTACCAGTGTTTACACAATCATCTACTAAATACTTTGATAATATATTGGAGGCTTTGATAGGAGAATCAGAAACTCTTACAGGTGAAAACTTACGTGTAAGTAGCAGAGAGGGTGACATATATGACGCCAACCCACTAGCTCGTATACTAGGTCTAAACATTAAAAGAGGTAAGACAGCTACAGAACAAGCATATACTCTAGCAAATCTACAGTCATGGAAGCAAGATCAAAGATCTAACATACCTACCTATGATAGATTGTTTAATGCAGGGCTTGCACCCATGTTAGAAAAACGTATGCAGGTGTTGTTGTCTAGTAAAAGATTTCAAGATGGTGATTTGGAGTACAAACGAGGCAGGGTAAAGTATGAACTTAAAAAAGCTAGGGATCAGCTACGAGACTACTTTGATATTCCTGGCAGTTCAGCTTATTTAGATCAACAAAGATATAGAGCGTCCACCAAAGGAACTAAAGCACAGCAGAAAAAAGCTATGCGTTACATGGAAAGTTTGGGTGTAGATGCAGAACTGAAAGACTTTAACTTTAGAGAGTTAAAAACTTACGAGTCTTACATAGATCATCTTAATTTGAAAATCAAAACTGGAATGTAGAATAGCCGCCAACGTTAAGTCAACGGCTACCCTTTTATTTTAAACCATACTTTTCTGCAGCGTGTTTAGCTATCATAAGTATGTCATCTATGTCCTGTAAAGCTCTAGCTTTGTATAGACCATCACATAAGTTTTCTTCTATGTGTTTTCTTACAGGCCATAGCTTTACCTCTAGCTCCTCAAAGAAAAGCTTTAGTTTTTTCTCCATGTGTATCTGTGCTTCACGCTCTAGATTCATTATACTTTTGTTGGTATCTCAGTACAATAAGCAGACACGGTGGATTCAGAAGAGGGCTTATTACTCATAAGCTCACTAGTTATATAAGCTGCACCATTTCTACACATCTCCATAGTGGGATATACATGATCAATTGCTTGGACTCTAATAAATCCTGGTGCAACAGACATTATGATCACTAGTACATACACTACTCAACGCTCTCGACTACTTCATGCTGCTTAATCTCTGCTGACACTGATACCTTTGGTATATAAGTTACTGTTTGTAACGCTATAAACACAGCCGCAATTAATCCAATTATTTCCATTTTATTTTCCTTTATGTTAAGTCAACTAGCTCACACGTATCGCCACTACAGGCGAGTGTTTGCATAGCTGCAGTGTTATCTTCCTTTTCATAATCACACAAAGCTGACCACTCTATGTTACGAGGCATAGCTTTGAGGAGCACGTTGTACTCTTCTTTGCTACACTCCTGATAGGGTGCTTGTTGGTATGTGTGATCTGAGTGGGGTAGGAAGGATATACCACTCATTTCGTCAAAGTGTTTGTACACAAACGCACCTACATCTAGCCATTCGTCTTCACGGACAGTGCAGGTAATACTAGGTTTGTGCTCACACCAATGTCTTTGATACATTAGCCATGTCTCCAGTTGTTCAATAGCTGTTAGATCATTTCGAGTAACTGCTTTGTTAGGAGACTTTATAGGAAAACTAAACACTACAGTGGTGTCAGGTTTCATAACGCATGGCTCGTTTGGTATGCCTTGATCTTTCATAAACTGTGTAAGTGGATCATTTACGTCAGCGCGAACAGTACGGATATAGTATGCACTATGGCGAGAATGTATGCCACTGGCACTGTCAACCAATTGTGATACGGTTCCCGATGGCTTATTGCAGCTAATCGAAACAGAGCAGGGTATGTTAAAAAGACTAGCATATTCAGTATTAGTAGATACAGATACATTTCTTAAAAACTCCAATGTTTTATCAAGACCTTTGTTCTTTGTTGTCATCAAAGGATTATCCATTATCCCTGTGAGTGACACACCCAACAGTCGTTCTTCTTCGGTATTTCGCTGCCACACCTTTCGCAGATATGGGAACTTAGTATATGTGGACTGAACTGTTCCAAGAATCGTTGCAAGCCTGACTTTTCTCGCAATAGAATCCACGTCATCTCCAGCCCTGACAACAACTTCCGTAAGATTGCAGAACTGATACGGCCTGAGTATGATTTCACTACAGGGATTAGTTCCAAACTCGTGTTCTGGATCACGCCTGTCATACTTTGCAGCCTGTTTCTTAGATGCTTCACGATTAAATATTCCCCTTTCACCAGATTTACTTTCAACGAGTGATGACCACTCACGCAAGAAGGACTCCATGTCGGGCTTCTCTGTGTAAGATACAGAGTTGTTTGCTAGAGCACGATGTCCTGCGTTTTCCCACCACTGTCCTGACTTAGCGTGACGCATACGATCATCACTCAGGTTCGACAATGATATCATAGCACTACGTCTAACGCCACCAGAAACTACTATCTGCCCTACAAAACACATAATGTCGTGACATTCTAGTGCATTTAGTTTACGTCCTTGTGCGTTCTTAAATGTCTGCACAGTAAAGTTAAACAGATCAACTAAAGGCGCTGGGCCTGATGCTCTACCACCAAATGTTTGTAGTCTAGCACCTGCTGGTCTAATCTTAGACATGTTCCACTTAGGTATCTCACCAGCCCACAGTAAAGCAAGTAGCTGTCTGAAAGATTTAGCCCAACCCTCTTTGCTGTCTTGTACTACAATAGTAGTCTCGCTATCGTACAACTCAGGCACTTCAGCTAACTTGTTTATGTATTGTCTCTCAACACTGAAGCCAACGCCTGTACCACACAATAGGATAAACATAGCCTCATCAAAAGACTTAGGATCATCCACAGGTAAATAGCTGCAGTTGTAGATACATGTGTTGTCTCTATCTGCTGCTGCTCCTGCAGTCATCATGGCTCTCATGGATGGCATAACCTCTAGGTTAAGTATAGCTTGTCTTATCTCAGCATAGTCTTTCTTGCCTAGCATATCACCGACAATGTTCTTCATGTAACGGTCAACTGTCTCTGCCCAACTCTCACGTCTTAGTTCGTTAGGTAGCCACTTAGAATATCTAGATTTATGTATAAACGTTTGATAATCTGTGGGAAGTATGTTACCTGACTCCAGTTCATTGTAATATTCAAATGCTTCGATGTCACTAGCGTTGATCATAATCTCTCCCTTATATTTAAATTTTCTATGTTCACATCGTCTATGTCGTGAAACGTATTGTGTATCAGATCGTGTACATCTTCCACATGTGCGTCCTCTACAGTTGACAGAACGTTACACGGCTCATCTACCTCTAGTAGAAATGTAACGCTAAACTTTTTCTTTCCTATCACTTGTGTATTTCCCTTAATGTTTCGTTAGCCCAAGTCAGATACTGCTGTGCTTTCTTTAAATCCTCTACAGGTGTAGCATTTTTATACATAGCCCTGTGGTTGTACTTCATAACGTTACCTCTACAGTATGCAACAAAACCCTCTTTACCTAAGACTTGTTTAATATAATCTATACACTCAACCCCATCATTTAAATTATAGTGTGCAGGTTTATCTACTGGATCAAAACTAATTATATCTGTGTCATCAAACAATGTTTGTCCGTTCATAGTAAGTGTATCAATAGTATCCATTATGCGCTTCCTTGTGTTTTTGTATATCTAGTAAGTTTTAGAACTTTACCGTCAGTACCCTCTACCTTTTCGTACAGTGGTGCATCTTCTTCGTTCTCGTAACCTACTAGTTCATTTCTGTGTTCTTCTACTAAATTATATAGGTCTTGATCGTATTGTGCAAGCTCTAAAAATGCACCCATCAACGTAGCTAAATGCACTAAGTATGATGTGTCTTCTGGAGTTAACATATTAAGTTCGCCTACAACTAGACCAGTGTTTAACTCTCCTGTCCATCTACCCTTGCCATCAAAAGAACAAGGCTTCAAGACTAGAGCTACTTCGTCTTTTCCTATTGCATATTTTGTCATGTTATTTTTTTCTCTCCCTTAAAAGGTATAAGTTTAACTCTAATAGGTTTGCCTTTTTCTTTTAGCCATGCTTCAGGTATGATACGATGTTCCCATTTGAACTCGTGTTTGTCACACCATTCACAGTATCTAGACTTTGCACCTTTGTACAACTTTGCTTTGCTGTTACTGAAGACAAACCGTATGTCTAGCTCTGGATGTTGTTCTCGTATGGCTAGATGCTTACGTCTGTCTTCAGTATCAAAGATACCCTTTGTCTCTATTATGATACCATTGTCTAAAATAAAATCAGGCGTGTACGTTCTATAGCGTAAGTCTTCCCACTCTATTTTTAAACGTTCATACCTGACTTTTTCTTGGTGATCTTTTAGGTACTCAGCGATTTCATTTTCTAATCCACTGCGATACCTTCTAGAGCTACTCCTTCTTCTCTTTGGGTTTCTCAACCCACGCTTCGTTTTCTGGGGTGTTTGGGTCATCTGCTATAAAGTGTCCTTTTTCGTTACGAGCACGAACCATCTCTGTCTCTACATTTAAAGACTTCTCTAGTTCTCGTGTCTTCATCTCCCCAACAAACTTAACACACTGTAGCCAGTGCTCTAGCATATTAACAGATACTAGGTTCTGCTGCAACAGTTGTACAATCTCTTTTTCTTTATCAGACATATCGTCTGTTGCATAGTCTTTGTCGTTGATTGTTATTGTAGTCATTAATATTCACCTCTTAGTTTTGTGTAATGTACGGTTGGTGGTTCTTTCTTACCACTGTATACCTTTGATGGTAAACTCTTTAGATTAGGCCAGCATTTAATCTTGTGGTTACAGAATGTACAGGACTTGGGTAGCTTATAGTTACCACTAGCCTTACCTCTGTATACCTCTGGCTCGTCTGTAAAGCATCTCTCAAATGGTGCATTGCTTTCAAGGTAGGTGTGTACATCCTTTATCTTTTGTAGCACTTTGTCCTTGTCTACGTCTGCTGCTGAGACATACTTGAAACTACCGTTGTTTTTATTTACAACCCACCAACCACCAACTTTTTTGTTAGCTGCTGTGGCGTAGCCTACAAGCTGTGGCACGTAACCAAAAGTATCGCCACTCTCTAACGTGTAGAAGTCAACAAACTTGTTTTCGTATGACCAAGTACTAGCTGACTTAACATCATCTATCTTGCCATCCAGTAGCATGTCATACTCACCTGACAGTTCGTCTTTATCGTTGAGTTGCATTGACACCTTTTCGTTATCACCAAACTGTACGCCAGATGCTCTGAGCAAACCTTTTAGTAGAGCCTCTACCATATCACCAAATATCATGTTGACTTTAAATGACGTAGGCAGAGGCTCCTGATGATCGGGATCATTCTTCTCGAACCATAGCTGACACTTCGGACGCCCAACGTTGGACATCCTAAGTTTAAACTCTTGTTTACCCTCTGCAGTATTAAACTGCTTGTCAAGAGCAGCACCAATATCTTCCTTAATTTTATCAATGATATCCTGAGACATCTCAGACTTACCATCAATAGCGTTTCTAAGATACTGATGCAATGCTAGTTCAGCAGGGTGGTTCACTGGTCAAAGTCCTCCACATCGACTATGTTGGCAACTATATCCTGGTCAGATGGGGATAGTGTTTCCACATTATTCTCTTCCCACTTACCAATAACGTACTCGTTACTAGAATCAATGTAGTCTAAGAAGTTCTGCAGTGTTTCATTATCACCGTCAGCCAAGCCAACAAACTCACTGAGTGAGGCGTTAGTTACCATGTATGGATTGCCGTTAGGCAAGCTACGTGTTTCACCAAGTAGAGCTATGGTGTGCTCTGCAGGTGAGATCTTCTTCTTCATTAGTTTACCTACTACGGCATCAATGTACTTGAGACTGTCTCTGTTCTTAACATCCATCACAAAGTCAAACTCATCATCGTAACCTGTGGCAGGTTCACCACCTTCGTAGAAAGCGCCAACTAGTTTAGCTTTACCCATCATAACTTTGACACGGCTAACACTGCGTATCAAGTCCTGTTGATCTTTAGGTAGAGCTTGGAAGTCCTTGATGTAACCTGACGGTCTACCAAGATTGAACGTACCAAGTGTGTCTTTCAAGTCAACGTTAAGTGAGTTGGACATGACAGACTTCTGCATAGTCTTGTTCTCACTATCCCAACGCTGCCACTTCTGACGCTCTGCAAATAGTCTGACTTCTACTTCTCTGGCGTATACTACATCATCTTCAGATGTAATCTTGAACACAGGTGAAGAGGCTACCTTGCCATCAACAACTTCTTGTATAACTGTACCTGTAATCCTACGTAGACTAGACTGTGACTGTGTTGTAGGACTTGAGAATCCCATAGCATCAGACAAGTTCATGTTGTCTACTTTAAGTGCGACTGCATTTTCCATAATTTTACCTTTCATATGTAAAAAGTTTCAGAGTTAGAGTTATATCATTAAACGTCCTTTGTGTCAAGCCAGTTGTCTCCTATTTTTGATTCTAATAACAAAGGTACGTTAACTTTTATATTGTATTCTTTTTGAATCATATCATTTAGATTAGTGTTAATCAAACTAATTATGCCTAGCACATCATCTATTTCATCAGGGTGTGTGTCAATTACCATACTATCGTGGACACTATTGACTAAACATGAGTGCATAGGCTGTAACAAACGGTCAAGTTCTATCAGTACAACTGGCACGACATCTCCTGTAGCGAAGCCTTGCACAGGATAGTTCTTGATCATAGTAAAGTGCGACACAGTGCCGTTCTCTCTACGTATGACATCAGGGAATGCGTACTGTCTACCACTGACGTTGGTTATCTTACCCTCATTGACAGCCTCGTTACCTAGTCTACTGTGCCAACTAGCTATGCCTTTGTACTTCTCAACGAACTGCTTGTAGTACGCAGCCTCTGCTTTAGATCTACCATATCCAGTAGCACCGAAGAGAGGGGCGAAGGTATGTGCCTTTGCTTCCTGTCTAGTTGTAGGCTGTCCTGCATCACTAATAACCTTTGCAGTGTAGGAGTGTACATCAAACCCTGTATCTATCTCGTGCATGGCTGTCTTATCCTGTGCTAGAAACGCAGCCGTTCTGAACTCAAGTTGGGCAAAGTCGGACTCAATAATTTTGCCACCCTCCCATCTTGAGATGAACACACGTTTTATTGGGAAGGTTCCTCCTCTGGGCATGTTTTGCATGTTGGGGTTTCGTCCAGAGAATCTACCTGTACTGGTGATATGTTGGGTAAGGTTGATGTGTAGTTTGTCACTTCCTTTACAGTTGGTGATAATACCATCCACAAAACTACTAAGATAACTGCTAATAGCACTAAGCCTTTTAAGGTCTTGAAGGAAATCATTTGCTTTCTCCATGTTGTTGTTTTTAGCTGTGGCTATCAGTGCGTCTAGGTTTGTTTTACCTACACCGAAGCCATTGGCACTGACCCACTTCTTACTTGGTGGAAAGAACCCAAGCCCTGCCATTTCGTTTGTTGCTGTGAGTAGGAAGCCCCTACTGTCACAGTCTTTACATTTGTTTGGTAACTTATAGTATGTACCATCCTTTCTTTTCTTGTGTACTAAACCACGCCCATTACAGTTGGGGCAAGTAGATGCCTTAGTTTTAAATAACATCTTACTATTCTTTTTTACTGCATCCTTAAAACCTTTGTCATCCACATAGTCAAAGATGTCTACCCACTCTTTCTTATCGTTGGGCTTACGGCTAAAGATTACCCATGACATCTGCTCTGGTGAGTTGAGATTAATAGGTGTGCCACCCATCAACTCTCGTGTGGTGGCTTGCAGTCTATCAAGTATTTCTTTTCGCTCTCGCTCGAATGTATCACGGACGTGTTCGAGGGCATGTCTATCCACCCTGATTCCTGCCATTGACATTCTTGTGAGGACTTTGCAGGTTCTAAAGGTAACGTCTTTGACTGCTCGAAGGGAAGCGGAGGCTGGTGTTGAAAAGTCAGCTTCGGTAGCTTTGTACAACTCCCCAGTAGTAAGCAAGTCATACTCAAGATAATGGCTGAGTTCGTCAAGTGGTATTTCATTTGTGTTGTATCCTTTCTTGTAGTACGCCTTGAGTGTATCGTCCTTTTGGTATTGTAGGTTACGTCTGATAGCGCATTGTTCCAAACTTAGTGGTTGCTTCTGTCCACGTAAAAGTAAATATTCTGCAAGCATTGTGTCGTAGATGTCACCATCATATTTAAAACCGTTAGCCCAAAGCCAGGCTAAATCATACTGTAGGTTATGTCCTATTAGTAGCGTTGTATTGTCTAGCATCCTCTGTAAAACACAGTCATTCTTTTTGTGTTTGTCTGTGGCTTCTTTGTGGTCAAACGGTAGCAGTCTTTTCTCTCCTGTATCCAAACACAGTACACCCACCTCAGTAAGTGTGTTGCTTGGCTCGTAAGGATCGTTAAATATCTTACCATCTCGTAGAGTTATTGAGTTCTCTACATCTACTACTCTTCTCATGCTGAGTACCTTGCTCTCTCTCCATCTAACTGACAGTGGACAACCCCATGCCATCCACCCTTTAGTTTATTCTTTGCTACGTTCAAGTGTCGCTGTGTGTCGGACTCATACTCACCCTCTACCTGTGGGTTCTTAGATATCAAAACCATCAGGTCACACTCAGCAGCCTTACCTGTCTTACTGCCCTCAAGCATAGACTGATCCACATATATCTTACCCTCTGCCTCTGCTGATAGCTGAGACATCCAGATAACTGCACATTCGTATTGCTTGGCTATGTTTCTGGCGTGTATGGCTGCATCCTTGAGGTACACGTGGGAGTCTGCACCTGTCTTGTTAGCAAACTTGTCACCCATATCTAGCACTACGATGTCAGGCTTGTGATGCTTTACTACAGCCTCAACCCACACCATGTCCTTGCCTGTGCTATCTACTATCCGTATGTTGTCGTACACTGGCTTGTACCTTGTGGACGCAAGAGCGTAGTTATCCTTAATCTCTTCCATAGGCATGTTAGATGCAGCACTGAGATACCTAGCACCGACACGAGTGTAGTCCTCTTCGTTACACAGGACGATACACTTAGCTCCTTGTCTAGCAAAGCCACGCTCAGAGGCAATCAGAGAAGCGTGGAAGGATGTCTTACCTGTGTTAGGTCTAGCACCCACTAAAACTAAATGTCCACCTGATATGCCCTCTACCTTGCGTTGCAGTGACGGTATGTTAAACTGCCACTTAGACTGTATCTCATTAGCCACCAACAGATTGTCAATAGATATGTCACCCCACTCTACTTTTAAGTTAGGCAGGAAGTTATCTTGATAGTCTGTGATTATGTTACGCAGTGGCTCCAGTGTATTCTTCTCACCATTCACATAGTCAAAGCCTAAGTTAGCTACCTCTTCACCTACTACCTGTTGGAATAGGTTAGACATAACTTCTTGAGCTACCTCTTGGTTCATAGGCTTTTCTTGCCGTAGCTTATCAAACAATCTTTTGTAAGACTCTTTGTTAGCTGTAGTCAGTGTCTCTCGTGTAAAAAACAACCCCTCTAACTCTGAGAAGTTTAGATCTTTATCGAACTGACTCATAGCGTAGTCTATAGTTCTCTTGACCTTACGAACATCTTTAGTAAACAGTTTGTCTGGCGTGTGTATGCCTTTGTTACTGTCGTAGAACTCCTTGTCCATAAGTGTCCTAAGTAAGGCTAACTCTCCATTTTCCATTCTACTCTCCTTAAATGGGATTCATCATTTTAAATATCTCATACCAATCTGATCCTTCTACAGCCAACCACATCAGTATAGGTACGCCTATTATAAAAAACGCACAGATTAAAAATGCCCAGCCTAAACCTTTAGTTGTACAATATTGTTCGCTCACCTGTTAAATCCCCTGCTTGTTTGTTGTATTTGTGTTGACGTTTCATCTTCCCAACCATCCTGAACTGACTTACAGGATTCTTTTGGGCATGATGTGTGTTTAGTTGTGTCGAAGTACTCTTCACATATATCACATTTTACTTCTTTATATCTTCTCATTGCTATTAGCTTTTCTTTTTTCTGCTGCAGCTTTACGTTCCATGTTGTTCATAGGGCGTATGAAAGTCTTTACGCCCATATGATCCTGTAGTTTCTTTTGCTTGTACGCTACGTCCTCCTCAATACTTCTGCGTTGAGTTTCAGATAGCGTTTTTGCGCTGAGAGTTCTTATCATACGATAGATATCTTTAGTTAGTTGACTCTCTTTTTTGTTCATCTTCAGTTTCCTTTATGTGTTGCAATATTGTCACAGCTTCTTCGTTTGCTATCTTAAACCACTCACCTTGTCTTTCGCCACACAGGGCAGCAGCTTTGTGAGCTACACGTTCTGCTCTGGCTCTGTCAGGTGTCGCTATAGCGTGGACTAACTGGTAGTCACGCATGGGTGAACTTGTCTGATAACCATTAAGTCTATCCTCTGCATCTATAGCCATACCTATCTTAACCCACTCAGGCCAAGCTGGGTTAGTAATAACGTAAACATAACCTTCTTTCACCTGTTTATCTTTTTGTAAAGCAGTAAACGCAGCGTCACCAAATGATGTATACTTGCCAGGTTTATGTAGAGGATGTGAATCTTTAATATATTTACCATCGACATACATACGATTAGGATTACTCTTTTTGTTTCTCTCCCTTTGTATCTCTGCGCTGTTACCTTCTTGATAGTAGTATGGCTTACCTGTTCTTGGGTTAATCTCCTGAGACATCATGTCTTGCTCCTTTATGTTTGTCTTTACGTTGGGGTCTAGGTTTCTTCTTATCGGGTACTACTTGTTGTCTGTACTTTGATTGTCTTACCTCCTTCGCCATTGGATTTTGTTTGTTTGTGTGACTTTTTTGCAACATGTATCCATTCTCCTATCTGTTCTATATCTTCTGGGTCTTGATACTTTACATCATCACGTAATCTTATTGCTCTTGTAGGTATATCACACCACGCTTCTATCTCCTTACGCATGACCAAAGTTTTCCTTAGTGCGTCTGGATCAAGTGCAACCATAACATAGTTAGCGTTATCGCTCAAGCATTCTTTGTGTGCATCTGTCAGGCTTGTACCTAATAAAGCAAAACCTGTGACATCTGGGTATACCTTTGCGACAGTTACTGCACTGATTACGTCCTCTACTACAATGTAGATACCGTTAGGCTCACCGTAGCAATACTTAGCGTACTCTGCTGCACCACCGTAGCGTAACCACTTGGGCTGCTTACCGTCCAGTGCTCTTCCTATTGCATCTACTATAAGTCCATCATTGTAGATAGGAAACACTGCACGTTTATCTTTAAGATCGTACAGTAACTCTATGTTTTCTAAGGGATTTGCGTACTCGCCTACCCAGCGCATACGAAATCTGTTTACATATTTGTTACTTACGTCAGTTGTTACATGTTCTGGATAAACAAAGTGCTCTAACCTCTTGTTTATATTACCTGTTTCGATCAGAGGTGTTACTAGATAGTGCTCTAGTTCATCCTTTGCTATGCCTGTATTAGTGTATCCACTCACGTCACACGATACCTTATAGCAGTTGTAAGCAATGCAACCATTACGTTTGGTAGCAGTGAAAGTATTCTTACCTTTACATCTAGGGCAGTCCTGTCTGATAGTTTGACCCTCAGATATGTCTAAGCTATTGATATCTATAAACATTATTTCTTATCCTTGAATGCCTGGCGTTGGGCTAGTGCTTCTGATGCACCAGTGTATGTGTGTTTGATATAAGGAGTCAAGCTATTTATGTTAGTGTGTCCACTTACTTGTTTGATCTGTGTTATATCTACACCAGCTTCTACCATCTCAGTAATAGCTGTACGCCTCATGTCCATAGCTGTAAGATGTCGAGGTAGCCCAGCAGCTTCTAGTATTGCATTGACATAAACGTGTAGCATCTCTTTACTGTAGGGCTTGTATGCACCGTCACTAGGGTAAACCTGTGGTGTCACTAAAACTTGGAAGCCAAACGTTTCGTGCTGTTGCTTGAGCACATGCATCAATGGATCACTGATAGGTAGGTGTACCTCTGCTCCACGCTTGCTCTGCTCTAAGTCACAACGCTTCTTGTCAAAGTTGATAGCTGCCCACGTAAGCATACGCATATCACCTACACGTTGCCCCCACTCGTAAGCCATCTGTACAATCAAGCCAATGCTACGCCACTTCCACTCGCTGTATGCTGTGTGTAAGAACTGGTTTACTTGCTCTGGCTCCCACATTACTTTACGTGGTGGATTGGGTGTCTTCTCTAACAAAGGCATAGGGTTTTCCATACTGATGCCATTCTTCTTAGACCAGTTGATAAGTATCGACATGATTGCAGCTATCTTGTTTGCTCTGTATGTACCTCTCTTTAGCCACAGATTGTAGCACTGTTGCATTAAAGACACACTTAGTCTCTTCATGCTTGTAGCACCTATGTCATCATTTATAACCATGAGACAGTCGTAGTAATCCTTTTGAGATGCAGAGCCTAGCTTGCAAAATGTATCTGACTTTATGTAGTAACCTATGACCTCCTCTACTCTGTAGCCTTTACCTTGTTTGAATATTGTCTTTTCTTTTGTCATTAGCATTACGATAGCCTTTTACTAAAAAATATATGAAGCCTCCAATGTAGGCTAGGACGAATGGTATAATAATCTGAGTTCCTGGTTGCATTAAAATGGTGGCTCCTCTTCTTCATTGCTTGGTGTCCATACTATGTCGTAGTGATGCATGAACCATATGTATTCTCTAAGTGTTGTTGGTATCATCTCTCAATACTTTCCATATTTTATTCCAGTCTCCCTTGTATGCTTTACGGTGTAACAATGCTTCTACTGTATCATCATTTAGCCTAGAATGATCCAAATCAGTAGGTAGAACCGTAATCTTTCCTTCGTGTAAGTACACTTGTATTGCCGCTGCACCTTGTTCTATTTCTGTTTTGTTATTCATTATTTTTTATTCTCCAACTTTAGTCTTAGCTCTTCTATGTGTCTTTCTAATCTATCTATTCTATCTTCTGCTGCTTGTACTCTCCTCAATAAACTGTCTACTTCTGACATTGTTAGTCCTCCTATACGTAGCTATAGTTATATTCTGCGTCCAGTGAGTGCCATGCCTGTTCGTATTCATAATCCCAGTTAGTAGCACCATCTTCTATCTCACCGTCAGCTATAATCTTAGCCCAATGATCTAGACTAGGCTCATGGTTAAGTGGTAACTCTTCTTGAAAGAACAACTCCATTATTACTCTCCCATGTTACGTGGTGCGTACACTGCACCGTTGTACTGGCTACCTGTTTCCTTGTCTGTGCCAAAGTCGCAGCTTGCCAGCAGTAGCAGAGTAGCAATGATAACATACACTGTGCGTTTACTCCACAGTATAAACAGATCATATGCTTGCTCTGCTTGGGCTTGTGCCTCCTGTCTTACACTATTCTTCTGCATCGTCAGGATCTTTGTAGTTGTAGTAACTACTGTTATCAAGTAAGAACTCATTGCCTATGTCGTAAAAACAACTGGTCAACTCTCTGATGTCAGACAAGTACAAGTCGTTCATCTCTTCTATCTCCATTATAATCTTGCGTAGATTGTTATGACTTCTTTTTAACACCTTTAGTTGTGCTGCTGTCAGAGACTTCATCCCCTTTTTTCTTTTTGTTTCTCTTTCTTTTCGTTCCCTCTCGTACTTCAGACTTCTCTCCTCTGGTGTCATCTGCCAATCTTCCATCTTTAATCCTCTCTGCTGTTTTTCTAATAATATTTTTGTCTCTAGTTGATATTATAACACGCCCCATATCATCGTACAGGATGTATTTAGTTTTGTAGTGTGTGAAGTACATTACTTTTGTATCTCCACCTCCAGACAAGCTACAGTCTCAGCCTTGTGTGTCACCATCTTGGCTGCTGTACTCATCTCGATTTGGCACTCCTCTAGTGTAGCGTAAGTGCCTAACTGATAATGCTCTACACTCTGTCCTGAGAATAGCTGCATCCATATTAATATGTAAACCATTAGTCCATCCTTTCTAATCTGTTTGATCTATTGCAACTATATTGTAGTTTAGAAAAATATCACTTACTTGCTGTTCATTATAAGCCATTACATATAGACCCATACTAAGCTCTTCAAACTCTACAAAATATCTTTTCATTAGTCCATCCTTGTTATAAAGTGTTTACCGTCTGGCTGTGGTAATGCAATGATAGCATGAGTATAGAAGTATGCATAGCCATGCTTAGTAATCATTTTACCGATGTATGGCAAATCTGCATCATCATCGTAGTCAGATATGTAGTCACCGTTTTCGTTTATCTTACCGCCAAACTCGTACAGTCTGCCAAAGCCGTAGCGATCTTCCATGAACTGCACCAAGTCTGTGCCATCGTCATTGCCTACGTGTTCAGCTACCCATAGTGGAAGTAGTCCTAGCATCTGGTTAAGTTCGTGCTTGTCATACTCAGGGTATGCGTTGGTGTTAATCGTTAGTGTTAGTTGCATATTTATATTTCCTCTTCTATTGTCTCACCGTATTCAATGTCAAATAATATTTCATCGTCAGACATTGATGCAACTTTATTTATAATTGATTGTCTTATTACACCTACATTGTCAGAACAGTTAGGTTCTTTTGTTTTATGTATAAATGTAAAGCCTAAGTATGCAACGGTATCGTATTGAATATCCATTATGCTGTCTCCTTTAGTCCTTCAAAGATATGTTTGATTACATCTACTGTCCATCCGTTGCCTAGCATCTTGTAGCGTTGTGTGTTACTTACGCCACAGGTATACCCATCAGGTACAGTTTGTAATCTCTCACATTCTGTCACAGTAAGCTTACGAATATGGTTTGTGTCTACACTATCCCATTCGTGTCTGTCGTAACTACCTCTGCCACCTGATCTGACACACTTAGACTTGTCTCTGACATCATCAAAGTAATTGTATGGTACACCCTTGTGAAAGTTAGCTGTGATAGTAAAGGCTTTCTTGGTATCAGGTGTCTGAGTGTACCCATCTGCTCGTCTAGATCCTGCTTGTTGCCACTTCTCGTTACCTCGCTCCATGTAAGCAATGGACTTGTCACTGTAGTAGTAGACATCATCTATCTGCTCCACTGGTTCTAGTATATCTTTGAGCATGATACCTTTGTCCTTTGGTAATCCGTTCATAGGTATGTTTGTCCAATATAATCTCTTACGGTTCTGCGCTGAGACTAGATTACTGTTTATCTCAACAGGTTCTACACCTAGATAATCAGTAATGACTTGCTCACTCTCCTTCTTCATCTTGACATTCTCTAGCAAGAAATACTTTGGCTTGAGTGCTTTGAGTAGTCGCACGTATTCAAAGAATAGCTGTGATCGTGGATCATCAAAGTTGAGTTGCTTCCCTGCAAAGCTAAAGCCTTGACATGGTGAGCCACCGATAAGTAAATCAATCTTGTGTCCACAGTCAAACTCGTCCATCAAATGAGTGTCAATAGTCTTGATGTTCTTGACATCACCTAAGTGTATCATATCAGGATAGTTAGCCTGGGCTACCTTGATAGCATACTTATCAATCTCCGCTGCGAAATAATTTTTTACTGGTATGCCCAGCTTTTCTAGTGCGATCTGCCCACAAGACATACCATCAAATAGACTTAATACGTTCATCGTTAGTGTATCTCCTCTTCTATAGTTACTCTGTATCCTTCATTGACGTACTGTATCATAACATCAGTCAAGTCATCAATATTTGTTAGCCATCGTTGGTTAGCGTGGCGTCCATCACTGGACACCGTTGCTATGTAATATCTAGTCATGCGCTGCTACCCTGCAAAGTGTCGTAGCTTGCGTGGCGTTGTGCTATGCTCTAAGTACACGGTGCGCTTACCTAAGTGTATGGCTGTCATGCAACCACCAGTGTTGATCTTGTAGCCTCTGCTGTCATGCTTACGCTTACGTGTCAGACCTTTGTAGCCTAAGAAGTTAAAGCGAAAACCTTTAGTACCATCGTTAAGTGGCTTAGTGGCGAATATTACAAACATGTGTGTCTCCTTTTCTGTTTGTAGTTTAGTTAAATCATAATTTTATTTGGTTGTCAAACTTTATTTTATACATTGTGTATTCTTTTCCATGCTAACCATGTAGCAGCTTGCATTT